GATAACGAGGTTGTTTATCAGTCACCAGACGGAACATGGGCAAACGCTACTGCTACAGCCGAAGTTTCTGAATGGTTTGCAGCTAATGGAACAATGCTTCTACACAACATCATGGGCACATTCAGCCCAAGTGCTAATGTTTATGGTAATACATCGCAGGCAATATTCTCTACAACCGCCAACGGTGTAGATGCAACTGGTGATTTCGTAATGCAAGATTTCTTTAACAACGATGATTTCGGCAAGTCAACAGAACTTATTCTTGATCTATCTGAAATCAATCCATTCGGAACACCGTAATGCTAGGTAATGCACCGTTTTATCACTCACTAACTAAGAAAGCAGTCATTCTATTTGGCAGACTGTTTGATGACATTACTGTAGTTAGAACGAATAATCAGACAGGCAAAGAGACACAGCGTTTCTTGGTCCCGATCATCTATGCTCCTAAAGAGAAGATGGTCACTCGTATTGAGTCCGACCCAGCACTACTAAAACAGTTTCAAGCTATTCTTCCTAGAATGAGTTTCGAGATTACAGGTATCTCATATGATCCTACTCGCAAGCAAAACTCTACATTAAGGGCAGTAGCACCTAATAATGGATCATCTGTTAAGTCGCAGTATGTTGGTGTGCCTTATGACATTACATTCGCTTTGAACATCTATGCAAGAAACATTGATGATGGCACACATATTGTAGAACAGATTTTACCTTTCTTCAATCCCGATTTCACAGTCACAACAAACATGATTCCCGATCTAGGATTTCTAAAAGATGTGCCTGTAATTCTTAATTCAGTAACAAACGACATTCAATACGAAGGCAACTTTGACTCAGTTCGTTATGTATATTGGACTCTCACTTTCACAATGAAGATGCATTTCTATGGCCCAATCACAACGCCCAAGATTATCACTTCTGCTAATACTAGAGTGTTTGCTGATAACACTATCATAACAAACAATGGCTATATTGCCACATTGAATGTTGCAAATGCAAACGGTAGCTTCAATAGAGGTGATGTGGTCTATCAGGGACATAATCCTCTAACATCTAATGCATACGGCAAAGTGGTATCATATAATGCTAATGCACACAGCCTTGTTGTTAATGTCACAGAAGGAAGATTCTTCGCTAACAACAGAGTTCATGCCACCGAATCCAATGCGGTATGCACTATCATATCACAGAAACAACCTGTAGAAGATGCATTTATGATTAGACATACACCCGATCCTATTAATTCTGAACCCGGCGACGATTATGGGTATAGCGAAACTTTGTATAGACGGTAACTAAATATACTTAAATAACCTCGGATTAAGAGAACATGACCAGACAAATAGTAAATGTAGGTTCGGTTGCTAACGACGGCAAAGGCGATACACTTAGAGATTCGTTTATTAAAGTAAACGACAACTTTCAAGAATTGTTTGCCAACGGCACTAATACCGTTAATACAATTAACTCATTTAGTAGAAGCACAAACAACAGAATTAATCTGGCATGGGCTCACGCCAACTCTGCATATGATCGTGCAAATCTAACATTCGGTGGCTTCGCACAAATATCACAAAATACTGTTTTAGCTTTTCGCACCGCCAATCTAGCATACTTTAAGGCAAACGATGCCTTTGCGACAACAAACACCGTTTGGCGTCATGCTAATGCTGCATATTTCAATGCTAATACCGTTTTCAATCACTCTAACAATCTTTTTGCTAGAGCGAATACTGTTATATTCCGTCATGCAAACTCAGCGTATTTCAATGCTAATGCGGCATTCTCACATTCTAACAATGCATTCGGAAGAGCAAATGTTACTAGGGATCATGCCAACTCAGCATACATAAACGCCAATACGGCAAGAACCCATGCGAATGCTGGTTATATTAACGCTAACACGGCTCGCACACATGCTAATGCCGCATTCCTACATTCTAACAATGTATTGATAGCATTGCAAGCATTACCACCCAATTCAACAGTCTTTAGACATGCTAACGCTGCATTCATTAAAGCAAATGCCGCATTCGAAAGAACAAGTTTTGTTAATATGACTTGCTCTAATGCCGTTTACGCTCCTCTCTTGATCGATCTAAACAATCAAGATTACCGAGTTGATCCTAATGGCAATTCTAAACTAGCTAACCTTGATGTTAATTATATTCGTTCGTTTGGTGATATTGTTGGAAGAAGATTCCTTGATCAAGATAATCAGACTTTCTTACTCGATCCTGCGGGAACTTCAATTCTAAACGAAGTTCAAGTAAGTTCTATTAGAGATAGAAACAACATCAACTATTATGTTGATCCATCTGCTGGAACTAGATTGAATGTCCTTGAGCTAAACAACGATCAGTGGGTTAGATCATATCCAGATAATTTCGTTAGATTCCATTTCAGTAATGGTGGTGCAACCTGGATTTCAGGAAGCTTTACAAATCAGTGGTGGATTAGATTCGGCACACAAGACAATGGTACTAGAGCTATTTTCGAAGGCGCTGGCAACTTCTACACAAACGGCAATATTACTGCTTATTGGTCGGATAGAAGACTTAAGAAGAACCTTACTAAGATTACTGATTGGCGCACAATTCTTAATGGTATAAATGGTTATCGTTATGAATGGAATGATATCGGCAACAAACTTTTGGATGAAACTAATACTGGCATCGAAGTTGGTTTGGTTGCACAGGAAGTTCAAGAGGTTCTTCCACAGGCAGCAGCAATTCAAATGCTACAATATACTAATAAGGATGGTGACAGATTGATTCCTAGAGAAGGCATCAACTATGATCCTGAAAACCCATATTTGACAGTAAGAGAAGAAAAGATAGTTCCTGTGTTAGTAGAAGCAATCAAAGGACTAATGGCTGAAATTGATGAATTAAAGAAGAAGATAGGATAATTTAAATGGCAGACCCAATTTTCGATACAGCAAATTCAGCATATGATACAGCTAATGCGGCTTACACAACCGCTAATAGCTCATATGCACTTGCAAACGATTCATCAAATACAGTAATATCAGCATTTGCTTTTGCTAACGATACCTCAAACACTGTAACATCTGTATATGGATTAGCAAACAATACTGCCCTGGCTGCTAATACATTATCGGATCTTTCTAATACAGCATTCATTTCTATCGGAAATGCACTTGATAGTATTACTACGCTTCAAGGCGCACTCAACTCATCTAATGCTACTGTATCGACATTATCTGCCAACTTTACTGTATCTTACAATCAATCGAACCTTGCTTATGCAACATCACAAGCATCTTTTGATTATGCTAATACATTTGGCTCTAAACTTAGTGCTGCATATGATCAATCAAATACAGCATATAACTTTGCCAACAGTGCCCTATTACAAACAGGACTTGTTAGCACCACTCTATCATATGCTTATGATCTAGCCAATACACTTGTCACCATTACATCGGCCACAAATTCCGATGTTGCTAATGTTTATACATTTGCCAATTCGGTTAATGCATATGCTTATTCACTTACAAATGGTGATCTGGATACCAGAGTCAATACAGTATATGACCAGGCGAATGCTGCATTTGCTTTTGCTAACGACACATCTAATGTTGCTGTAGCCGCTTTCGCATTTGCTAACAATCTTTCGCTTACATCTGGCGCAGGCTTAGCCGCTACTGTTGCCGAAGTATCAGACAGAACAAATGCTGCCTTTGATTATGCAAATACGGTAAATACATATGTATCCGATGTTGCTAACAGTGTGGCTATTGTTTTCAATGCTTCCAATACTGTTAATACTCGTTCCGATGGACTAGAGTTTAGAATCAACCAGCTATTCAATGTTGCTAATACCTCAAACGGTTATTCTCAGAATGTCTATGCTACACTAAACACCGTTTATGATCTAGCAAATAGTCTTTCATCATTCACTCTAGAATATAAGTTCCCAACAATTGCTATTGCTGCATTTGATGAAGCCAATACATGTAATGACAGAATTACATTGGTAGATGAAAGAGTTAATGCCGTTTCAAATCTAGTTAATACTGTCAATACATTCGGATATCAAACATTTGATCTAGCAACTGCCGCATATATCGCTGCAACTGCCGCAAACTCTTTCGTCTATAGCCTAGACGGTGGTGCTGTTTCTCTATTGGCATATGAGTTCGGTAATACACTCAACTCATTTAGCAATACTATTACAGTTACAGCATCTAATACAGCAAACGCTCTAGCAATCGCTCAGGCTGCCAATACCAATGTTAATAACTTCCTTGGTGGACTTAGTGTCAATACTATCGCCCTTGCTGCATTCACCGGAGCATTTGAGAGAGCAAACCTAGCAAATGATACAGCAAATTCCGCTCTAGTCAATGCTATTGCATCATTCACATTTGCAAACACTGTTAATAGCTTCTCATACAATGTGGCTGCCACCACAACTGTTGTGTTTGATCTAGCTAATACAAGTAATGCTCTTGTTTATGGTGTCATTGCTAATACTAATGCTGCATTCCTTCATGCCAACTCATCTTATGATGTTGCTAACAGTGCATATAACCGTGCTAATACAATTGCTAGTGAGTTCGGTTATCCTGGTCCTGCATTCGATAGAGCCAATGCCGCATACATTCTAGCTAATAACGGATCTAACTTTGCTAACTCGACATATGAGTATGCATATAATGTTGCCGCAACTACAATCGCTTCATATGGACAGTTGAATGTAATTTCAACCATTTCTAATACATCATTCAACATTGCTAACTACGCAGCGGTAACAGTTAACACATTCGGTACTACCATTACTGCTGCATTTAATACAGCAAACAATTCTCTACCTAATACAAATGCAAGTCTTGAAGGCAGTCTATATGTAAATGGTTATGTATCTGATGTTAACGGTCCGCTAAGAGATTTGCCAGTTAATAGTCAGCCTGCATCATATATTCTAACATTGGCTGATACCGGTAAGTTGATTTCTGTTGATGCACCCGGTGCTAATGTGTTTATCGTAAACTCTGTATTTGCCACCGGTCAGACAGTAAGCATCTTCAACAATACCGCAACATCATTGACGATTACACAGAACAACAATGTTACGCTACTTCTATCCGGTACCAACGATACAGGAAATAGATTGTTGAGCAATTATGGACTCGCAACTCTTATCTGTGTCCGTGCTAATACATTTGCCGTATCAGGAGCTGGTTTGTCATAATGGCAATTCAACAGACATTAGTTGGACTAGGTAACAACCCAAAATTTGTTGGACAAACTATGACTTCTGAAAGAGTTGTAGAGAATATAACTTTTGAGTATCCAAGCGGTTATGCAGGTGATACACTGGTTGTATTTGCTGTAGCAGATAACTTAACAGTTCCAGAATTGCCAGCAGATTGGAATACAATATATTCTAATACCACAACCGCCGTTAATGGTTCGGGTTCTGGTAGATTGCTTGCATATAAGAAAAGAGGCATTGACGAGTCAAATTCAACCGTCTTTGTATCTGGTGGAGGTAATATTAATTGTGTCGCATTGAGAGGTTTTAATCAACAATTCTCTAATGTTACCGAGTGGGTTGCTAATAGTTCTATTAGTGTGGTAGCAAATACAACTGTCAAGTCTAG